AGCCTGAGCGAGAGCCTGCAGCGGCTGGCCACAAGCCTTGTCAATACCGCCTTCAACGATGCCGTGCGCCCGGTGACGGACCAGGTCGGCGGGCTTGTTTCGCAGGGGATCGGCGCGCTGGTGGGCGGGATACTGCCCTTTGCCAAGGGCGGCAGCTTTGCCCAGGGGCGGGTGATGCCCTTTGCCAGCGGCGGCGTGGTCAGCGGGCCGGTGAGCTTTGGCATGCGCGGCGGACGCACCGGGCTCATGGGCGAGGCGGGGCCGGAGGCGATCCTGCCGCTTGCGCGCGGGGCGGACGGGCGGCTCGGGGTGCGCACGCAGGGCGGGGGCGGCGGCGCGGTCAGCGTGGTGATGAACGTCACCACACCTGATGTGGAGGGCTTCCGCCGCAGCCAGGGCCAGATCGCGGCGCAGCTTGGCCGCGTGATCGGGCGCGGCGCGCGCAATCGCTGAAGGGAGGGGGCAATGGGATTTCACGAGATACGCTTTCCGGCCGCTCTGAGCTTCGGCTCGCTCGGCGGGCCCGAGCGGCTGACCGAGATCGTCACGCTGGCCAGCGGATTTGAGGAACGCAACAGCCCATGGGCGCAGGCGCGCAGGCGGTATGATGCGGGCGTGGCGCTACGCAGCCTGGAGGATATCGAGGCGCTCATCGCCTTTTTCGAGGCGCGGCAGGGCCAGCTTTACGGGTTTCGCTGGAAGGACTGGAGCGATTTCAAATCGAGCCGAGCAGGTGCCGCGCCCGCCTTCGACGATCAGCGCATCGGCACCGGCGACGATGTCCGCCGCGTCTTTCAACTGCTCAAGAGCTATCGTTCGGGCGCGCAGGTGGCCGAGCGGCCCATCCTCAAGCCGGTACGCGGCACGGTGCGGATCGGGCTGGGCGATGTCGAGATGCGCGAGGGCGTGCATTACGAGGTCGATGACACGACGGGCCTTGTCACCTTTGCCGAGCCCCCCAACATGGGCGTGGCGATCACAGCGGGATACGAGTTCGACGTGCCGGTGCGGTTCGACACCGACCGCATCCAGGTGAGTCTGGCCAGCTTTCAGGCGGGCGAGGTGCCCAATGTGCCGGTGGTGGAGATCCGGATATGACCGGGGCCGAGGCGCTGGCCGCGCATCTGGGCCGCGGCATCACCACGGTCTGCCGATGCTGGGCGCTGAGGCGGCGCGACGGGGTGGTGATGGGCTTTACCGATCACGACCGCGAGCTTGTCTTCGAGGGGATCGCCTTTCGCCCCGGCATGGGGATGAGCGCACGCGCGGTGGAGCAGAGCACCGGGCTGGCCGTCAACAATACGGAGGCGTTTGGCGCGCTTTCGCATGAGGGTATCACCGAGGCCGAGATCGAGGCCGGGCGCTATGACGGCGCGGGTCTGCGCGCCTGGGTGGTCAACTGGCAGGAAGTCGAGGAGCGGCTGGAGATCTTCGCGGGCAGCCTCGGCGATATCCGGCGCGCGGGCGGCGCCTTCGAGGCGGAATTGCGCGGGCTCACGGATGCGCTCAACGTGCCCCTCGGGCGAATCTATCAGAAACGGTGCAGCGCGGTCCTGGGAGACCCGGAGTGCGGCTTCGATCTGGATTCGCCAGGGTATGTTTCCGAGCGCCCCGCAGAGGGGTTGGCCGAGAACCGCGTGTTCCGCTTTGCCGAGATGGGCGGCTTTTCCGATGGGTGGTTTCGTCATGGCGTGCTGCGGGTGCAGAGCGGTGCAGCGGCGGGCCTCTCGGGGCTGATCAAACGCGACGGCATGGAGGGGGCGGGCCGGGTGATCGAGTTGTGGCATCCGCTGGGGGCGCCGGTGGCAACGGGTGATGCGCTGCGCATCGAGGCGGGCTGCGACAAGGCGATGGCGAGCTGCCAGTTCAAGTTCGACAACCTGCTCAATTTTCAGGGTTTCCCGGATATTCCGGGCGATGACTGGGTGATCACCGATCCGGCGAAATCGCCGCGCCTCGATGGCGGGAGCAGGCGGCGATGAGCGCGGCGCGCATCGTGGCCGCCGCGCGCGGCTGGATCGGGACGCCCTATCGCCATCAGGCGGCGTGCCGGGGCGCGGGCTGCGATTGCCTCGGGCTGATCCGGGGCGTCTGGCGCGAGGTGATCGGCCCCGAGCCCGAGGCCCCGCCCGCCTATTCGAGGGACTGGTCAGAGCCCGCCCGCGAGGAGGCGCTCTGGGCCGCGGCGCTGCGGCATCTGGTTCCCAAGGGGCTGCCCGATGAGGCGCCGGGTGACGTGATCCTGTTTCGCATGCGCGCGGAGGCCGTGGCCAAGCATCTGGGCATCGCCGCCGAGACGGGCGCGCGGGCCACTTTCATTCACGCCTATTCGGGGCACGGGGTGGTGGAGAGCGCGCTCAGCCTGCCCTGGCGGCGGCGGATCGTCGCGCGTTTCGCCTTTCCTGAGGAGGGATAGACCATGGCAACGATTCTTCTGTCTGCCGCAGGCGCGGCCATCGGCGGCGCGGTCGGCGGCTCGGCGCTCGGCATCTCCTCGGTGGCGCTCGGGCGGTTCGCGGGCGCGCTGGTGGGGCGCTCGATCGATCAGCGGCTGCTGGGGCAGGGCTCGGGCGTGGTGGAGACGGGCCGCGTCAGCCGGTTGCGCCTGACCGGCGCGGGGGAGGGCGATGCGATCCCGCAGATCTATGGCCGCATGCGCACCGGCGGGCAGGTGATCTGGGCCAGCGAATTCCGCGAGACCGTGACCGTCAGGCGCGGGCAGGGCGGCGGCAAGGGCAGCCCCAAGCCGCCCACGCCCGACACGCGCGAGATCCGCTATTCGGTGAGCCTCGCGCTTGCGCTCTGCGAGGGTGAGATCAGCCGGGTGGCGCGGGTCTGGGCCGACGGCACCGAGATCGCGCCCGCGAGCCTCAACATGCGGGTCTATCCGGGCAGCCGCGATCAGCTGCCCGATCCGGTGATCGAGGCGGTGGAAGGCGCGGGCAATGTGCCCGCCTATCGCGGTACCGCCTATGTGGTGATCGAGGATCTGGACCTGACCCCGTTCGGCGCGCGGGTGCCGCAATTCAGCTTCGAGGTCTGCCGCCCCTCGCAGCCCGAGGGCGCGGGTGCCGCGCTCGATCCGGTGCGCGCGCTCCGGGGTGTGGCGCTCTTGCCCGGCACGGGGGAATATGCGCTGGCCACCACGCCCGTCACGATGAATTTCGGCTTGGGCGCCTCGGGACTGGCCAATGTCAACACTGTGGCGGACCGCCCCGATTTCGTGGTGGCCCTCGAAGGCTTGCGCGCCGAGTTGCCGCAGGTGCGCGCCACCTCGCTCATCGTGAGCTGGTTCGGTGACGATCTGCGCTGCGGGGCGTGCCGCATCCGCCCCCGCGTGGAGAAGCGGACCTTTGATGCGCGCAACATGCCCTGGACCGTCTCGAGCCTGCCGCGCGCAGGCGCGGGCGAGGTGCCGAGGGATGCCGATGGCCGCGAGGTCTATGGCGGGACGCCCACCGATCAGGCGGTGGTGGAGGCGATCCTGTCGCTGAAAGCTGCCGGTCAGGACGTGCTCTATTATCCGTTCATCCTGATGGAGCAGATGGCGGGCAATGGCCTGCCCGATCCCTGGAGCGAGGCGCCCGATCAGCCGGTTCTGCCCTGGCGCGGGCGCATCACCACCTCCAGGGCGCCGGGCCAGCCGGGCAGCCCCGACCGCACGGCCGTCGCCGAGGCCGAGGTGGCGGCGTTTTTCGGCACGGCGCGCGCGGCTGATTTTACCGTGACGCCGGTGGCGGCGGTGCCGGTGGGGGTGCCGGGGACGGGCGCGCTCGACCTGCTGAGCTTTGGCGGGCCGGTCAAGCGCAGCCCGGTCGCCTATCACGGCCCCGACGAATGGTCCTACCGGCGCTTCATCCTGCACCAGGCGGCGCTCTGTGCTGCGGCGGGGGGCGTGGAGAGCTTTGCCATCGGCTCGGAGATGCGCGGGCTCACGCAAGTGAGGGGCGCAGGCGACAGCTTTCCGGCGGTGGCGCAGCTCATCGATCTCGCGGCCGAGGTGCGCGCGCTCCTTGGGCCCGAGGTGAAGATCACCTATGCCGCCGACTGGACCGAATATTTCGGCTATCAGCCCGGCGATGGCGACCGCTTCTTTCATCTCGATCCGCTCTGGGCCGATGCCAATATCGATTTCATCGGGATCGACAATTACATGCCGATCAGCGACTGGCGCGAGGGGGATGACCATCTCGACGCAGAGGCCTGGCCCTCGATCTACGATCTGGGCTATCTGCAGGCCAATATCGAGGGCGGCGAGGGGTTTGACTGGTTCTATGCCTCGGACGAGGCGCGCGCGGCACAGCGGCGCGAGCCGATCACCGATGGCGAGTATGGCGAGCCCTGGATCTGGCGGTTCAAGGATCTGCGCAATTGGTGGGAAAATGCCCATCACGACCGGGTGGGGGGCGTGCGCCGCGAAACGCCGACCGCGTGGGAGCCGCAGTCCAAGCCAATCCGCTTTACCGAATATGGCTGCGCGGCGGTGGACAAGGGCACCAACCAGCCCAACAGGTTCCTCGATCCCAAATCCTCGGAATCGAGCCTGCCGCGCCATTCCACCGGGCAGCGCGACGATCTGATCCAGATGCAATATCTGCGCGCGGTGACGGGTTACTGGTCCGATCCGGCGCGCAACCCGCGCTCCGAGGTCTATGACGGGCCGATGATCGACATGGATCACGCCTGTGTCTGGGCGTGGGATGCGCGGCCCTTTCCGTGGTTTCCGGGCAATACCGGGCTGTGGTCGGATGGCGCCAACTATGCGCGCGGGCACTGGATCACCGGGCGCGCCAGCGGTCGCCGGCTGGGCGAGGTGGTGGGCGAGATTGCAGGCCGGGCGGGGGTGGGCGCGCTCGATCTGACGCGCGCCGAGGGGTTCTTGCGCGGCTATCTGGTGGATCAGGTGGGCACGGCGCGCGCGGCGCTGCAACCGCTGCTGATGGCCTATGGGGTAGATGCGGTGGAGCGCGGCGGCGTGCTGGCGTTTCGCCGCCGCGACGGGCGTGTGGATCTGGAGGTCGATCTCGACGGCGTGGTGCGCGATCCCGAACTGGGCGGCGCGCTGGAGGAGGTGCGCGGCAGCGATCTGGAACTTGCCGGGCGGGTGCGGCTGCGCTTCATCGAGGCCGATGCAGAGTACGAGGTGGTGGCCGAAGAGGCGATCCTGCCCGACGAGGCCACACATGCGGTGGCCACCTCGGAGATGAGCCTCGCGCTTACCCGCGCCGAGGGGCGGCAGGCGGTCGAGCGCTGGCTCTCGGAGGCGCGGCTTTCGGTCGATACGCTGCGGCTGACGCTGCCGCCCTCGCAGCTCCTCGTGGGCGCGGGCGATGTGCTTCAACTGCCCGAGGGCGCGGGCGGCGGGCGGTTTCGCATCGACCGGGTCGAGCAGATGGCGGGGGTGCAGCGGATCGAGGCCACGCGCACCGATCCCGAGAGCTTTCGCCCGGTGCTGATCGAGGATGCGCCCGCTCGACTGCGGCCGTTCACCGCGCCGGGGCCGGTCACGCCGCTGTTTCTGGACCTGCCGCTGCTCACGGGCGAGGAGGTGCCGCACGCGCCGCATCTCGCGGTGATCGCCGAGCCCTGGCCGGGCACGGCGGCGCTCTATGCCTCCGATGAGGACGCAAATTATGCGCTCGATACGCTGATCGCGGCGCAGGCCACGGTGGGGCTGACCGAGACGCCGCTTTTCCCGGCCCATCCGGGACGGATCGACCGGGGCGAGGGGCTCTTCGTGCGGATGCGCCACGGCACGCTGGAGAGCGTGAGCGATCTGGCGCTCCTGGGCGGGGCCAATCTCTGCGCGATCGGCGACGGCACGCCGGATGGCTGGGAGCTGTTCCAGTTCCGCGAGGCGGAGCTGGTCGCGCCCGACACGTATATCCTGCGCCACCGGTTGCGCGGACAGCTGGGCACCGAGGGCGCGGAGGCATGGCCCCCCGGCTCGATCCTTGTGCGGCTCGACGGGGTGCCGCGCCAGATCGGCCTGTCGGAGGCGCAGCGCGGGCAGGCGCGCCATTACCGGATCGGGCCGGGCGGGCGGCCGGTGGACGATCCA